TCGCGGCCTCACGGTCCTCGACCACCATGTGCTTTTTCATGTCGTTGTAGATTTCCCGCGTTTCCGCTGGCATATCGAATTTTATGACGCTCTCACGCAGAGGTGGCAGTACCTTGGCCTTGTTATCGACAACGAGGTGTACCAGAGAGGCCACTTTTGACATGATTTGCGCGTCCGCGAAGCCTTTCAGGGTCAGGTGGTATCCCATGTAGTCGCTGTCGAAGTAGGTGTTGAGGTAGGCTTGCTTGTTCGTGCCTAAACTTTTGCCGCAATCTATGATGCGGGCCATACCGTATAATTTCTCGTAGCTCTGGGACACGGGCGTGGCTGTCATACCGCATCTCCAAATTAATCTGTCACAGAGTTTTTTAGACTTCAAACCTTTCGTCCATTTGCCCGCTGCCTTGGAGAGTTCATCGATGACGATGCCGTCGCACTCATGGTCTTGTTTCAACAGCCAATCAAGGTTGTTTAAGCTGACCAGGACGATGTCGGCCTCGTTCGCCATGAGCGTCTTGATGCGTTGCTGGCTGTTGCCCTCAAGCTGGATGGCCTTCATGCCGCGTAGGTGATGCCACTTACACATCTCTTCCAGCCAGATCATCTTTTCGATGACCTTGGCGGGCGCGGCAACGATGACCTTGTGAAGATACTTTTCCTCTATCATCTCCCAGATGGCGGTCAGGGCGATCACCGTCTTGCCGACACCCGTCCCGGCGACAAGGATGGTGTGGTCATACTCAAACAGGCGGTCAACGGCTGTGACTTGTTCAGAAGTTAATGAGTGCGAGGTCATATTCTTTACCTTTGTATAAGTCAGGAGTGATTAAAGCCTCGCGCGCCAGTTTTGCTCGTTCTAGATCACGCTCTAGATATTGGATGTGTCGGGCGTTGCGTATTTTAAAAGAATTGAGCGCGTCCTCTTTTGACGCATACGCAAAAGCTTTTCGTGTCTGTAACGACACCCACTTTTCCTCATAGGTTCTTGGGTCAAATATCCAGACACCAGCGGGCGTGACCCGGCGAACAGGATACTCACGGAGTACCACCGCGACACCCTCTAGTTCTGAACTACACTCGCTCACCCATGAGATTTTTATTTCAGCCTCATAACGGTAAATTTTGTTAGGCGTCGGCCAAGTTTTTGATGACCTCGTCGGCTTCGTCGTAGCTGTCGATGACGTAGACGTTGATGTTTTCATCTCGCAACCTTTCAATTTCACGTTCTTGTTTTCTGGACAGGCGACCCTTGCCCGTTGGCGACTTCAGTTCCACCATGATGACGCGACCCTTACAGGCCAGGAAGACATCGGGGAAGCCCGTGTGGCCTATGGCGGCGACCTTGCGAGCGTAGATGTCGTGGCACCTGGCGAGGTTTATCAGGTAGCGTTGGAGTGTTCGTTCACTTGCCATAACGGGTTCCACTTTTCACGCCACCTGTTGCAATAGGCAGACCATCGGCCCACCAGGGTTGTTCAAGCATGATGTTGTTTAAACGCTCTCCGTCTTCACGCGGACCAAGGCCAATGATCTCATCGTGGACATGGCCGACGATGTCGAGTCCCTCATCATGGGTCCGACAGATGGCTTCCCGTAGACAGTCGGCGGCAACCGCCTGGACCGTGTTCTGGAACAGTAGAGCGCCCCGCGCATGAATACGGATAGGCGGCTCACCAGCGGCGGGCTTGAAATGGCTCTGGAACGTGACGCCAACGCGTTCTTCATCCCACGGTGTCATGTAGGCTTCAAACTTTGGCTTGGGGTACGACAACAGACGTTCGGACGGAAGCCTACACCAGAGGAAGTTCTTACCGTCCGAGTGGTAGACCACCCGACCCACCGGAAAATCCACACCCGGCGTCAGCACGGCGGCGGTGATAGCCTTATCGTATTCGGTCCATATCTGTTCGGCCCAAGGGTTAGTTCTGCGCCACTTGATTACGATGTCGCGGGCATCATTTTCCTCAAAGGTGATGCCGAAATTCTTAGCCATGCCGATTAAAGCGTTGTGGCTCCCGCCAAATTGAAGGGATAGTTCCGCGATCTTGCCGCTCTGCCGGAAGTCACTATCGACATCACTTTCGTTGACGTTGAACATATCGGCGGCGGTTACGACATAGATGTCCTTATCCTGTTTAAACAACGCCAGCTTGTCCTCACCCCACGGGTGATTCGATAACCACGGGGCTATGCGCCCCTCCACACTTTTCCAATCCACCCAAAACAGCCCTGTTTCATGCGAGATCATGGCGCGGAGTAGACGCGCCATCGTGTCGGCGGGTTTGTCTATTTCGTAACCGGCGAGGATGTCAGCAATAAGGGTTTCGGCCTGATCGTTGTCGAAGACATCACGGCGGATGTTATGGGGTTGAAGACCTTTACCAGAAAACCGCCCGGTACGCCCTGCACCATTGAAAAGGAAGGTATTGTGGACCCTCCCGGCAACGTGTTGGTGCGCTGCAACAGCGAACTTTTTGAGAGCGGAAGAACCCGCGTTGTCTATGTATTCAAGTAATCTTCTGGCGTCATGGTCTAAGTCCTCACATTGTAAGAGATAGTGCCTGTGGTCGTGGTCAAGACTGATTTTCTTTTTACCTTTTTTATAGACCTCAAGCAAACCCATCTGGTGCGGCGTCAGCTTGGGGAACAACCAAGCGTCCCGCGCATTACGCTGGGTTGCCTTGGTCATCTTACCGCCGGTCAGGATGCTGATCTGTTCGTTGGCATCGTCCGCGACCTCGCGGGTGTAGGTCAGCGCCGCATTGCAGAACGCCGTGTCGATGGGTAGACCACGGTCATTGATGATGGCGTTGATGTGGTACTCTTCCCATTCCTCATCAGTCAGTGGGCGTAAACATTTGACCGCCGCCCGCATGACCTCGACATCGTCAATGTTGTATTGCTTCATTTTCTCCGCGTCACCGGGTTTAAACGTCTTCAGGTGACCCGACGCGCAGTACTCTCTAATGAGCCGTGCGCCCTCTGCGTGTTTTCGGTAGGTAAGCCCCAAGCCGACAGCCAGGGCGTCCAGACCGCCCGCAAAACCGTTCGTGAGGCCCATTGCCATGCTACAGCGCCATTGTTCGTTAGCGGGCGACTCAATATCGTGCGTTCGGTTTATAACTAAATCGAAAATATGCTTTTCAAAAGATGCGTTGTGCGCGGTGACCAAACCGACGTTCTTGAAATGTTCATTTACGCGAGACGGGAAATTTTCGGAAGCCCACCAGAATTTGATGTCCTCATCGTCAAACGCATAGGCCATGCAGATGACCTCCGTCGAGGGGTCTTTCGCATAGCGGCGAAGCCCGTGAAAGATCAGGTCAACGTCACTTCTGGTTTCAAGGTCTAAGTAGAGCATGGAATTCCCCGGAAATGGGGCGCGGGCTGAAAGGAAATAAGACCCGCGCCCCAGGCGCAGCTAGGATGGAGACTAGGCTGCGCTTTGCTTGCGGCGTTGCCGCTTTTTAGGTTCCGCTGGTGCTTCAGCTTCCGTTTCAGACTTATCCTCGACTTGCGCCGGGGCTTCACCTTCTTCGTTGCCGTCGTTGTCGCACCACGCGACGATCTCAAACACCGGGTTGTAGGTCAGCTTACCGCCACGCTTTTTATTGGCATAGCTTTCGCTGGTCAGCTTGACCTTGGGGAACAGGTGCTTGGAACCTTCAGCCGAATGTGCCTTGATTTTTCCAAGCAGCACGTCAATTCCCTTTCTACCGCCGTAGGAGTTGGTGTCGAAGGCGAGAGGTTCTCCATCGTCAACCAGCGCGCCCTGGAAGGACCGCGCCTCGCTGGGGTAATCCTCGCCGATAGCTTCCATCGGTTGCGGAAGTGGTTGGGTAAAGCCAACGAACGACTTATTAGGACGCCCGCCGCTCCAAAGTATGAAACCGTGCTGTATGGTTGTCGTATTCACCAAGATGAGTTCATCCGTCACAAGTTCTGCGTCCTGGCCCAAGAGCCATTCGCCGCTCTCAAAGTCAATCTTTAGAAAACTGAAACCCGCCAGCCCGGTAGTCTCTTGAACTTGGCTACCCGCAAGGGCAGAAGCAAGGTCAGTGGGGTTCATTACCGTTGGGAAGTTTGTAGTCATTGTCTGTTTTTCCAATCCTAGTTTCCAAAATTCGCGGTATCCTAATACCGCACTACTTCATCATTTCCTTTAGTTCACCCTGGATGTCGCTGGCGATAATAGCCTCGCGGCTGTCATCCTCAGTGGCTATCGTAGTGCCGGGGCTTACGGAGATAATGAACTCATCAAGGTCAATCTTGACCTTTTTCTTTTTGACCACCTTCTCCATAGCGGCTGGCGTCAGCATGGTGGTCTTAAACATATCCTTCTTGGGTAACTTGATACCCTTCGCCGCGCTGTCTTCGTCCACCCATTTGCGGGTGCATCGCTTTTCGACAATTTTCCACCCCGGCACAGGGACACCGCGCACCATCTGAAGGAATAGTTCTTCCTTGATGGATTTACACCAGTTTTCGACCTCGACCACCATTTCGGCGGCGGCGTTCAACTCGTCCTGTTCACGCGCACCTAACAGGTTCGCCGCGACGATGTTTAAACGCTTCTCAGGGCAGAACGGTTCGGCTGGGCAGTACTTACACCAGGAACCAGGGGTGATGGCCGTACCTTTAACAGCGGCTTGGTGCTTCTTCTCGAAAGCGTTCAGCCACTCCAGGTCCGTCTCCCACGTTGTGACCACACCCTTGACCCTTGGTTGGATGATGGCGAACACCACCTTCTTGACCTTCTTGAACATATCGGCGGTCTTGGGGTCTTTTCGTGCGCTGATACCGTACAACCCCAAGTTCGGGCTTTCCACGGGGGAGACTTTAACGGTTCCGAATTTGTAGTCGGCTATCAAGAGACACTCACGGCTGACCGACAGACCCAAAAGGTCGATGGACCCGCCTTGGCTACCCGGCACATACTCAACGAATGGCTCAAGCTCCATTTCGTCAATGTCCAGTTGGTCCAGCAAGACGTTCGTCGCGTTGAGGGCTATGTGGGACAGGTCAAGATCGTCTTCCGCGAACTCACGGGTCATGGTGTCTTCGTAACCCGGCTCTTTATATACGAACCCGACACACTGTTCAGGCTCAACCCCGTCACGCTGGCAACGCTCTTGCACCTCATGGTGCATGGAGCCTTCGATGGCGGCGTTACCGGGGGGTCTTCGCGGGAGATTTTCTGATTTCTTGAGCCAACCATTGCACCCGATTGTCCGGTGTTCGGCTGACCCGCCATAAGGTAGATGTTTCATTTCCTAATCCTTTTCCAAATCCAAATCCAATTGACCCCTCTTCTTTAATATGAACCGCCATACATTGTCAAGGGTCTTAGTTTGGATGTCCATTTCAGGGTCGGCCAACCTACTCACAAAGCCTGGGTCACTCGCGATCTCACGGCCTACGGTGGATGGTGCAAGGTCAAACTCCTTTATGACACGCGCCAACTCACTGTAAGCGTCTCCTTTTGCACTCATATTACATCTCCTGTTGACATTCTTTTATGTATGATATAACCAACACGTTGTCAATAACATTGGAACAGGATTTGGAAATGAATTACGTTGAAATTTGGAAAGAGCGAATCGCTGGCGGTGAGGCCACATATCAAGAAGCCTTTGAGTGGTTGCTGCACCACGGGATGAACCCCGTCAAAGCCTGGATTTCTCTCAATGAGTAAATTCACAGACCAGTTTGACACGGCGCTTGAGACGATTACTCAAGAGCGTGGCAAAATGTATGGGCATCCCCATGAAACCTTCGACCAGATAGCCGTGCTTCAGGTTATGGTGGTCGAGTGTCCAGACCCACGGGTCCGACACGCTCTGGAAATGATTTGCGTCAAGCTGGTGCGGCTCTGTCAAGACCCTACCCCCGCCAACATTGACAATGTCATCGACATAGCGGGCTATGCTCGTACTATAACTATGGTATGGGATAAAGAATATGAGTGAACCAGTACAGTTCGACTACGAACTACCGTCCGGTGACATGATTGAAGTGAACGCAAATGTCGCCCCTGGCAGACCCGCCTTGCAAGCCAGTTTAAACTTTCCCGGCGAACCAGAGGAAGACCCTGAAATCGAAATCACCGATTGCTTTCTCAAGGACCGCAATGACAACAACCCCGACCTACCGTTCGGCCCTGAAGGTCTTTTCTTTAGGATACAAGACGGGAAGTTTAAACAGGTCACTGACGATATGGGAGAATACGCTTGGCAGACTTACCGGGAAAGCCAATGAAGAAACCCGTTGCCATTTGGACGCTGTACGATGATGGCTCAAGAGATTACGATAAAGTTGAGGAATACACATGGCCGATGACGAACTGTTTGACCTCGTTCGTGAGTGGTGTGAAGCGAAGGCTAAACACGATCATGAAAACTTCCCAGGTGGCTTTCCGTACTATCCCACCAGCCATCGCCTCTATCATGCTGGTCGTGCGCTGTTCAGCGCGACAGGCGTTGCCCCGTCGATTGGCTTCTATCAGGCCAACAACCATTTTGAAAAGCCTACGGGACAGTGTCAGGAAATTTTAGACGCCAACAGAGAACTTGTGAGAAACCACGGCACAGACCTACCAAGCGGACAGTCTGAAGGCTATTATTTAGGGAAAAAGTTATGCAACCAGACGAACCGATAGTAACGAGCGCCGACCTGTTGAGACATTTTATCAACAGCGAACAGAAATATAAAACCCGTTGGAATGTTTACCATACGATCCTTTGTGCTGGTGTTTGGGGAATTTTAGGCTGTACCTTGTGGGCTGTATTCGTTGGATGGAGATGACCCGGCAGACCCTCTGCCCAGAGTGAGCCGGGAAGTGGAGCAGGGCGGGTCGCCCGTTATTAAGGTCGCGGGTTCCCCGTCCTGATTTCCATTTCCGCTGCATTATCCATACAGCCAGTGACGAATTTTAGAGGTGGCGTCTGGGTATTTAATTCCTGTCTCATCTTAACCGCTGACGCCATGCAGACATTAAGGTTGTTGTAATCTCTGTCTTGAGAATACGTCTTGCACTCCAGACCGTCGAGCGCACACATGATAATGAATGCTTTGTAGATCAAAAAATCTGACCCAGAACCCATCCTATAAGAACGCCAGTTCCCAGCACAAAACTAGCGGCGAAAGGCTTTGATTTCACAACGAATTTAACATTAGATTTTAGTGTTTTCCAGGTCATAGTAATCTCCTTTGTTCCAGCATGATGTTGTTTAAACGATTTCCTTTTATTTCTTGGACCTCATTGCACGATCTCCAAACCACCATAGTACACTTGACGATGCCATATAAATGACAGATGCCTCAATCGTCGCTCTACCGGCTGGGATGGCCTTAAAATACAAGATGCCTACTAAAACAATGAGAGAAAATGTAAGCACAGGACGCACCAAGCGTAAACAGTCAGTGACCCAGCCAGAACTTGTACCACCCATAGAGTCATGGCTGTAGGACGCCACACGAGAATCGGCATCAATCTTTGCTTGGGCGATTTCCATCTCTCTTTCGCTCTCCTCTGCGCCGATTTTATTCTGTAGCTCAAGGAGTTCAAGTGTTCTTCCATGTTCACTATCCGCAGCCTTTTCCTTTTGCCACGCATCAAGGAAACTGAAGGCTTTGCCAATG